GCTGTTGCTGAAACCGCATCTTGGAAGAAGATTTTAGTAGTATCACCAGATGATATACTATACTCCCCTAAACCCTGGTTGTCTCTATTCTGACCAACTTTGCCAATAGCTCTTAAGCCAAAGGCTGCGTCTTTGTTAGTTTTTGCCATAGAGGCCTCCTTATAGTTGTACCTGCCCTTGCGGGCCTCCAGTACGGGTTTATGTTATCTCGATGGTTTATGAATTCCTAATTAGGATTTCTTTGAGCCACCAAAAGTAACACGCGATTGTCTATCAATATTGATAGGCATGCTTGGGTGCTCTTCCTTCATAAGATCGTTATCTGCTGCTTCGACTTTTTCCGCATGCTGTTTAGCATAGTACTCTTGTCTTTGTTGCGCGATCTCTTCTGGTACCCTAGCGAGCACTAGGCCGCCAACACCGATTGTCCCCTTATATTTTCCGTCCTCTACAATTGGAAAGTCTGAATCTGGATATTCGTCAGCTCTCACTAATTCGTATCCTGACTCGCACGAGAGGTTTTCTTTTCATTATTATTTTCCATATGCTTAAGCCTCCTTCGTGATGTTTAATTGTTTCGCATATTCTTCAAGTGGCACACCTAATTTTTTAGCGATTGCTACCTGTGATGGTGTGAGCCTCACGGTTTTGCGACCAGATTTGGTACTTCGCTTCGCTGAAGCTACTTGTTGTACCGGAGCAGGTCGTGTATTTTCTCCTGAATCACTATTATTAGCAAATTTATGCGGAAATTCAAGTCTTATTCTTTTATCTATTTCCGAATAATATTCATCACTTGATGGGTCAAAACCTTCTTGTTCAGTTAATTTTTTATGAAGATCAAAGGCTGTATAAGTCATTGCTGTATCCTGTCCAAACCATGAATTTTTTTCACTCCATGCTTCAGCTTTAGGATCAGGTGGTTGTGCAGCTGGTTGTCTTGTTAAATTAACTTCGGGTTTCGCCGGTTGTTTTTCTAGGTTCTCCCTAGCGAGTTTAGCTTCTTCCAGTCTAACTTTCTTAATACCTAATTCAGATATTGATTGCATAGCTTCCGCTTCAGCTGTTAGATCATTTGCTTCTCTAGCTGCTGCAAGTTTTGCTTTTGCTGCTTCAACACCGGACACAATACTTTCTTCACTTGTTTTAAGAAAGTTAGGTTCTATTTTAGAGAGCTTAGCTTCAGTTTCTTTTTTATCTTTTAAGACACGTTGAGCATAAGTTAAAGCTTCATCTTTTTGTCGTTCAGCTTCTCTCCATTTTTTTGTTAATTTAGCTATTCTTTTTTGAACGCTATCACTATATTGTTCTAATTCTGTATCGTCTTTCTTTTCTTCAGTTACACTTTCTGTTTTTTCTTCAACAGCTCTTACTGTTGGCTCTTCAACTGGAGCTTCTTTCTGTTCTATTACGTCTTCCTCTTTTGTTTCAGGTACATCGACGTCCATTGCTGGACCGGAAGTATCGAGGTCAACTGTTTTTTTCAGATCGTCTGTATCTGGCATAGTTTTCTCCTTCTATGATTAGTATTGATGAAGTATATCTTCAGGGTTATCTATAGTGGCTAATACTTCATCGTCATTTAGCAAACGTACTTCACCCCCGTCAATTTGAATTCTTGATCCTGCATAACGAGCAAATAAAACCCAGTCTCCTGTTTTACACCAAGGACCTTCCGGATATCTATTTTTATCGTTATAACAATCTGGACCTTGTGCTAACACAAGTCCACATGTAGAACCAACTTGTTGTTTTTCTAAAGTTTCTTGTCCAAAAATAATTCCACCTTTAGATTTTTCTTTCATCTTAAATGGTAAAATTAACATACGCCACCCAGTTGGTCTTGGTAGCTTTTCAGATTCTTTAGTTTTTAAACGCTCGTAAGCGTCAACTTCTTTTTGATTCTTATCTTTATTTTCTTTGTCATACTTTTCTGCCAAAGCGTATTTAACTTTTGGTGTCGAGTTTGATGACTGTTCCTTTTTCATCTTTTTGCTCCTTTTCATTTAGCAGGTTAGAGATTTCCTGTAAAATTTTTAAACACGTATGTGCTTGTCCTAGCATATACTTATATTTTTCCATATTGTCAACTGTACCAGACATCATACTTTCTCCAATGTTTTGGTATTCGTCTCTTATTATTTTTTGTAGTCTACTTATTACTACGAGTTCTTCTGATAGCATCTTTGCCTTTCTTAAAAATTGCAGCGACTTTTGATTTACCCATAACTTTGGCCCGCTGTTCACCAACAGTTAAAATTTGTATTTTTCTAGCAAACGGTTTAGAAACTTTTTTAACTTTCGCAACAGTTTTCCTCGCATCCGTTGGCGTTGCAAACTTGATTCCAACAGTGTCTTTTGGGTTTTCATCAGTGTAAAGCCTTCTACCACTGCCTTTAGGTTTTTTTCCTGTTCCTTTTTTTGGATCCGCCACTTAATACTCCTTTCAATGTTTTAGCTTGAGCAGCATGAGTCTTTGATGCTTTTTGCAAACCTTTCATAACTTTTTTTATTTTAAGTTTTTGTTTTTTCATATTTTTCCCTCCAATATTTTGCTCTTTCTAATTGTCTAATTCTATAATCTAATTTTTCTAATCCTAGTATTTTTTTAAAAAAGTCTATTAACATTTCCATCTCCTTCTAGCTTGACGTAGTCTAGAGTTAGGATCTTTAGCAGCCTTTGGAAATTTTTTCATTTGCCCTGCACTACGAGCGCAAAAACTCTTTCTACGTTTAGCATCTTTAGATCCAGGTTTTACTTTACCTGTGACTGCTGTTTTTAATTTTGAACCTGGGTTAGCTCTTCTATAAGCAGCTACACCAGCCTTTGTCATTCCCGCACCTTTTTTAGTGGGTCTAAAATTCTTTTTGTTTCTTGCAGGCATTGTACCTTTTGCAAGAGTTACTCTACCACCAAAAGCTTTAAATTTAGTTCTTGGTTTTCTTAAATTTTTCTTTTCTTCTTGTTCAGCTTGATAATCTCTAATTTCTTGTCGAGTCAAGTTACCTATATATTTACCGTCATCGTAAGCTGGAACTGTATTTTTATTATATATTTTACTCATGATATTTTTGGCATTCTAAAACCAGGGTTAGAATAGTATTTTGCGTAAGATTTATTTCCTACTTTTACCCCTCCTAAATCTCCAGATACATAACTTCCAATATAATTTTTTTGTGCTTGTCTAACCATTGCATCTCCGCCATCTGCTTTCTTAGTTCTCTTTGCAAATGTTTTGACGTTAGTTGGTTTACCGCCCACTCCTTGTGCTACTGCTCTCTTTCGT